GGGCACCAGTACATCCTTCTTATACCATCCATCTCGTGGTCCCACGTTAACCATCGAGGGCTCACCGAAGCGAAGCCCCTGCTGGCTTGTTACATCCCTAAATACAATAGCCGCGAGGTCAGCATAATCATCCAAAGCGCCCTCACCGATATTCATCGGGACGAATATCTCTATGATAACCGTGCCGTCTATCCGGCGAAGGTTGGCACCCGGCGCGCCCACGCTTGCAATCTCAGCGACCGGGAAGTGGTCTACGCTGAAGCGCACCCAAGCGGCATCGGTCGGCGTGAAGTTTGAGTTGCCCCAAGCGACAGGCGTCCGAGCGGCTGACGGTGAGCCGTCTACCCAAAGTGTATTGAACCGACCACGCAAGAAATCACCCTCGGGGCCGAAGCCTTGCAAGTATGCCATTAGCCGAACTTCCCGAACCGACTTTCTAGCCGGTTAACGGTCTGCTCTACCATATGCACAGCGGGCACCTTGGGCGTACCATCGTTTACGAAGACCGCATACTCAAGGCCGTCGTGGAGCCATACGGGCTCAAATGGGCGTTTCTTGGCCCCAGCAATCACAGCAGCACCCTTGGCAATCGTCGGCCCACCAGACTTGTCGGTGGCCTCGATTTCGCCGTCTGCGGGTGTGCCGATGGTCGTCTGCCAGTTCCCGCGAAGGCGTCCGGTATCTACAGGCGTGAGTAGCACGACACCGCGCAGGGCTTCCAGCGCGATAGCGTCACGGAAATTGCCCACGGCCTCGGGTACGTTCTTCTTGGCGAACGCCTCAAGACCTAGCGTGAACTCGCGGATATTAGAACTCATCGGCGCACCTGCACTGTCCATGTCGCTGTCGCCGGGTCCGTCTGCACCCCGCTGGATACGGTGCCGTCGTTTACTATCTGCCACACGAGCGAATCCATGACAATGCTATCAGTCTCGGGGGCTGGCGTGACCGCGATGTCAGCGGCAGCGCCTAGCAACCTACGATCCCCGCGCATGATGCTCGACCCATTCACTAGGCCGTCCGTGTAATGGCTCACAACCACCGTCCACGAGTAGTCCGTGTTGGTCGGTGTGCTCACGCCCGTAGCTGGGTCATATACGGAAGACGCGCGGCGTAGCGTGACGGCCTTAGTAGCCCCCAACGACCCAGCGGCCTTCATCGCGGACTGAGCAGCCTTGAGCAGCGGGGAGCCCATTACTTGTCCTCGGTGTCCTTACGGCGGGGCTTCCGCTTATGCTCTACGACGGGTTCGGGCGTTTCGGTTTCGGCTTCCAACGCTTCCGCTTCCCGCTTCCTGCGTCTAATCAAAAGCTCTGTACTAACACCCATTTGGTTTCTCCTTAGCTGCGGCTGACGCGGAACGACATCGTGCCCGCACCGGATAGTACAGGGCGAAGTAGCCGGACAACGTGGTCCGGTAGATCCCCGGCGCTGAAGCCGGGCACGGGCGTTACATCTAGCGGCCCGACCTTCACGTTACGGAAACCTTTGAGGCCGGTATCGGCTAGGGTGTCCGTCGTGCCTTCGTTGAGATAATGAAGCGCGAGCTCCATCGTGGCGCGCTGTACGATTAGCGGAATCTCCGCATCATCGAACGCCCAGCCAGCGTCGTCGAACGTAGACCACCTGGGCCACTTGAGCGCCTGTGTGGTCGTATCTGCACCGACTTCTACATCGGTGAGCGGGTTGACGGGTTCGCCCTTGAACTCCTCGGCGTCGATGCGGCGTGTAGCCATAATCAGCGCACGTTCGGGGCCTCCAACAGCAGCAGTCACCGCCGTATCCCATGCGGTGACGTTCAGGCGTTCGTTTAGGTAGGTAGCAGTCGTCGCAACGGTGACGTAGCTGTTGGCGGTTGCCGCGCCTACCGTCGCAACTAAAGTCGGAGCCGCCATACTGTCCTCGGGTTGTGGGGGCGTGGGGTGGAGGCGTTATGCCCCCACCCCTAGCGTCCCGCTGGTTGGTTGGTTACCCGAGAATCCGTGCGGCTTGGTTCGCCCGCACCAGCTTCGCACCGTACAGGACATCATACGAATACGTTGTCTGCTTATACTGGCGACTGATCTCAAGCCGCATCGCGAGCCCGGTGATCGGGTCCGTGATACTGCGGAAGTTCGCGCCGACGCCATCCAACTGGCTCTCAGCAAGTGGGCGAGACGCGAGCGCGAACGCATCGCGGTGGAATGTGACGTTGGCTTGATGCGTAGCGGCCTTCGTCACCGTCGCTCCAACCGCGAAACTTGCAGCAGCGGCGGGGCTAAACGATACTGACAGCGTGGTGTTAGCTGCCGAGGCTACGGAAGCCGCTGCCGTCACGACATAAGTCTGCGCGGCAGATCCGACGGTGAACAAGTCCCCGACAACAAGCGTGCCGCCGAGCGTGTTAGTCGTGCTCGCAGCCGACCAGATCATAACATTGGCCGCAGCCGCCACACTCGCTTTGTTGACGATGGAGCCCACGCCGGTCACAGCATATGTGCCCGCCGTGTGGGTCTTGACGTTCTGGTTGAGGAACCAACGTGAACCGAGCTTCTCGCCAATCTGTCCACGGATAATCCCACCCTGGTCACCACGCGCGTCAGCACGAAGGAACACGTCGAGGATGAGCGCATTGGCTTCTGCATCGCTGTCCAGCACGACCGCACGGTCATCGAACGGGGCGAGGCTCTTGTTGAGCCATTTCCGCGCGTCCTTGAACGTGTTGAGGTTCGTTGCGAACGGCGTAGTGCCAGCCGTCCCGCCGTAGTTGTAAACGCCCGTGTAGAGCCCGAGGATGTAGGAGTCCACGCCGTTAGCGATGGCCTTTACTGCCTCTGCGGCCTGCATCGGGATCGTGCCGCTCATTACGCTGTCCACGTCCTTGTCGGACAACTGGAACGATGCTTCCTTCCACTGCGAAAGCGCGATCTGCACCTTCGTCGGGCTGAAGTCTTGGTTCGCGGCCTGGGCGGCTGCGGGCGTTACGTCACGCTGCGCGATAGCTGACGGGATGGGCACGTCGATAGTGTCGCCACGGTCGCGAGCCTCTGCGCCGATGCTCTTATTGACGAGACGCGGCATTACCGCCATCTCACGAAGGGTCGGAAGTCCGCCAACGAGTAGTTGGGGGACGATGTTAGAAATGGTGTTAGCCACGGTCGTTCTCCTTGGTGTTCCCCGTGGCTTATAAGCCGGGGGAGGTTGGGTACGCTTTAGTCAGTGACTTGGAGTTGCCCGCTCTGGACGCCCGCCTTCAATTCGTCGGGTGGCATCCTCACAGAATCCTCTAAGCTTATCCGCCTTGGCGTCCCGGCTCCCCCGTTTCGCGTACTCGCAGTGGCTCCCCCACCGCTCGCTCCGGTGCCCGCGAAGGCTCCGGCGAACTTTCCTGCCCCTTTCCAACCGCTGACTAGATGCTCGATACCCATGTAGTCGGTGGCTGTCTTTGCGTCTGGTGCGAGCCGTGGCTCACCCGCTTCGTCCAACACGACAGCGACGTGTTTGCCGTTTACTTCGATCAGCCGTGTATTCGCCTGGACATGGGGAAGCAATAGCTCCGCATCTCCGCTAAACTTGGCAATCGCTTTCGTGGCTGCGCTGTCGATCAACGCCCCTGCTAGATCGCGCCTGAGCCCTTTTGTGCTCTCCTCCCGAGTAGCGAGCTCTTTCGCGAACTTGTCGCGTTCCTGCGTCAGCAGTTTCTCGAAATCTCCCTCGGCCCTGGCTTGGTCTTGCTCGGCCCTGGCCCTGTCGGCCAATACTTTCTTGACCTCGCTTGGGTCGATCCCGTCGAACTGCTTTACTTGTCCTTCTAGCCTCTTGCGGGCTTCTCGCTCACCTTCTAGGGCCTTGTGTAGTCCTGACCCCCTCATGTATTCCTCGGCGGCGAGTTTGAATGTCTCGCTTGAGGTGTCCAGTCCTTCGTCAGCCATCCCGGCTCCGTTTCCAATGGAGCGTCCCGCTCCGGTGGTCCCCTATGTATAGGGGTCCGGTTAATATCGCGGGAGTTTCGCTAATTGCAATAGGTGGGCTTGTATAGTTTCGTAAAAAGCGTTAGTTGCGGTTCTGGGTGCCCCTTAGCTGGCGTTCCCCGTGGTCTAGTGTCCGGTGGTGTAGGCGTTCTTCCCACCACAGGCGGCACCATGCTACCGCCTCCGGTGCGTCAATGAACGTCTGGGCGCTCGATGCTCTATCGAAGGCGTCGAGGTCCGATTGACTCTGGCGGTACTGGTTGCGGAAGGCGTTGAGGACGCGGTTCTCTGCTGTCATTCTGCCAAGAAGTCCCGCGTCCACCCGCTCAACGCTTCCCACCCGGTCGTGTGGCCTTTCCGCTTGGCTTGTACCCACCGAATCCTATACTTGGAATACTTCCAGTAGCCATCACGCCAAGGGTTCGGCCCATCTTCTAGCGGGACGCCAGCGAACACCACCCGTTCGGCTCCTAGCACATAGCGGGCAACGCCACCGGCATACATCGCGGAGCTACCGCCGACCCACATACTGAGGTTGTCGGGTTTCCAGCCTATCGCCCCGCCCTGTGGGTCATGCGTGTAGAACGGGACCGGCTCGAACCCGGCAGCTTCGCGCTTGCCTATCCACTCCCCGACGAACTCAGGGTGAAGCGTGGCTACGGCGTCCAAGTGTTCGACGTTGTAGGCCGCGTGATTAATCCCGATGCGTATGCCGCCCCACGGGCCTAATGCCTCAAGGTCGGACGCTAGGCACTCGGCACTCCCAACGATTAGGGCCTCAGTCCTCACTCGCGAACCGGATCACGCGCTTCAGGAAGGACTCGCTTTTGCCGTCCAGCGCAGCGGGGAGGGTCTTGCCCAAGAACACCACGCGCTTGCCTGCTTTCTTGAAATCCCGCTTTGCCCTTACGAGCTCCGTGGCGCTCAGAAGCATATCGGCTTTCGTGTGGTACGTCTTGCCGTCCACCTCGCCGTGCAGCCATACGTCATCATCTGCCAGTTTGCCGCCGTCAGCATACATAGCGCCCGCTGGCCCAAGTGCGTTGTCAGCACCAGCCAGATAAACCTTCTTGAATCCCATATACAGGGCGAGGTCGAGCGCGCGGTTGACTACGTTCAATCCACGCCCAGCTAGTGCGGTGTCTGGGTAGAGCAGCCGGTAGAGGTACGGCTCGTCTTCGCCGCCCCGCAAGCTGTGGAAGTATCTGATCGGGTAGCCGCGTGCCTCAAGGTGCCAGACTAGGCCGGGATTGACGCTTGTAGCTAGGTAGTATTCGGTGTTCGGCGGATCGGCCCAGACGGCCCCGAACATACTTGTGTGGGGGTCAATAGCCACGCCCTTCGCGTTGCTCACGCCCCACTCGTGTAGGTAATTCAAGGCTCTGTTCGCGCCCCACACTTCGCCTTTGAACTTCTTGATAAATGGCCGGAACTTGGAGAGCGACGGACCCGCGCCGCATATGATTAGCTCTTGGCCCTCGTACTCGTTCGCCGTCAGTACGGGATGCCTGCCGGGAAGGGTGCCGCACTCGCAAGGCTCCGGTGTTATGTCTGCGAGTACATCATTGCCGGGCGTCGGGCGTGAGCACACAGGACAAAGCGAGTTTGCGACGATGAAGCCTGAGACATTCTCGGCGCTCTCGGTCTTTAATCGGATCTCCTGCCGTCCAGCGGGGCCGCGTGCAATCACTGCGATCTCGTTGGGTTCACTCATCGTCGGTCCACTGCCCCGTGGCTTGTCGGTTGGCTGCGTGTTCGCTTTTCTGCATACTCTCCACCTCCACCGAGCGGCGGCGCGTCTCTGGGCTGCTCACGAACCACGCTACCACGAGAGACGCACGAATCCTCAGCGTCTCGTTTTCTATGGTCGTGAGGTCTAGCAGGGTGTCCGTCGTGCCGCCGCTGTCGAGGTAGCGCGATACCGCTGCGTCTACGCGGGGCTCATCGTCAACGCCGACCGTCCATAGGCTATCCAGCGCGTCGTATATGCAGACCCACGAGCCCAGTTCATCGGTCATTGCTTCGCCGCTGGCTTCTCAGTTAGTGGCGTGAATCGGATTCCGTTGTCACCCTTGTATGGCTCGCGGTGGTCGTGGCTACCCTCTAGGATTTTCTGTGGGATTCTGGCCGGGTACGCATCACAGGAAAACGAGCCCCGGTAGTGCTCGCATTTGATACACTGGTCGCTTGTCATGCTCCCCCCGCTGCTAGTTGTTTCATCACCTTTTTGTACGCTTTAAGTATCCCCTCTGGCACCTCTGACCACCGCCCCGTGTGAACCAACGCGCCCACCTCTGCCCATAGTTCAGAGAAGCTAGACGCCCCGTATTCACTCACGCGGAACCAATCAAGGTGTGTTTGACGATACATACCCACACCGCTGCCACTAACATCGCTCTCCTTCAGTGCGGCCTTCCACAATTTATCTGTGGCCGGGTTGTCGAAATATACAGCGTGGGATGCTTCGTGGGCTGATACCGTTTCTAGTCGCCCGACGCCCTCCACACTATCAACGCTCCACCGCTTAGACACGCCCGCCGCCGCTCGTCTGTGTTCTGCCAGTGCCCGGTGCTGGGCCACGGTGGCGTTCCTTAATACCCTTTCTTGGGTCGCAATCGTTCGGAGTTTTTGTGCCTCAAATGCCCGCCTTGTCGCCTCCTGGGATTTCGTTTGATTCTGCTTGATTGCCGTCTTTCGGTAGCTGATCTGGGTTATTTTTTTCCGCTCACCACTAACTCTAGAGACTAGCGTTCGCCGCTCGAACTGAGCAATACTAGAGCCGCGCTTGGCGACAAACCCCACCCGGTTCACCCGCACGCCCACGGGACTCAGGGTCGAATGTAGGCCCGCAAAAATATCTTGAAGTTTTGCTAACGGAGTCTTGGCTATAAAGTCAGCGTCAACGGTGTCGGCAAACTCACGCACCGCGAACGCTTCGGCCTCTGCCTTGGTTGCGAATGTCGGCGTGGTTAAAACCTCGCGTGGTGTTGGCAGGGTGGTCGCCACTGTCGCAGTTCTCGCACCCGCACCTCCAACCTTCTTCTCAAGTTCGGCCAGCGTCAGGATGCGTCTATCGGTGCCAACCATGCGGTCGAGGGGCATCTTGCGGTCCCGAAACAGTTTAGCCCTACCGGGTCCGAGGATATCGTTCTGGACGGCTGGCTTCTGGCCGCGTAGCCATGTCTCGTATGTCGTGTCTCCGGGAACTTGGGTGCGTTGCTTGCTCAAGCTCTCGCCCCTGAGTCTAGCGTCTTGGTCGCGGGCGAACCGCTCGCCTTCTTCGGGTGGCTTGAGTCCTAGCTTTTCCCAGTCCACAATAGGGACCAAGGCGCATCTGCATTGCATATGAGCGGGCGGGGTCAGGTCGGGGTTATCAGCCGACATCACCGTACCGTCCAACCCTGCACACTCAACGCATACAAGGCTATCCAGCGCGCTGATCCATTGCACAGATGATACCACGTTGGGGTTCTGCTGATACGTCAACATCTGTGCGCGGCTCGCTATCTCCGTGACCGCTGTCCTGACGATGGCTTCTGCTTCCCTTCGTGATGCCTGCCACGCACCACGGACACCGTTACCGCCGCGCACCTGTCGCACGAGCCACCCGATGCCTTGTTCCTCCATCATGCCGCGCTGCACGATCTGCCGCACCCTGCGAACGGTGCCCGCTTGCTGCACCTTCGCCCATCCTGCCAGCGTCTCGCCTTGAAACGGGTTTGTGTCCAATATCGCCTTCACCATGTTCTGCGTTGGTGCGGCCATGTTCACGGCAGACGTGGCAACTCCTAGCGTAGCCACTAGATCGGCGGCGGTTTGTTGGCCGTGCGCCCTGCCGAGCCGCGCGAGATCACTACGCACGGCTGTGTTCCACTCGGCGTATGCGTCACCGGACAGCCTTTCCACGCGGGTGACAAGTTTGGCAATCCTCGCCCGTTGGTAGCGGATCGCAGCCGGTCCCGTCGGGTCTATTCGTGCGATCTCGGCGGCGATGTCATCGAATAGGCTTTCGAGGATACCGGACGAATCGCGGGCAATGGCGTTGTTGAGCCGTTGGAGCGTGAACGTCTGGCGGATAACCGCCTCGATAGGGTCAGCGTGGCCGGGCATAAGCAACCTCTAGGGCCTGGACAATGTTCCAATCAAGTTCGTCGTCTATGTCGAAGGACTCCACACGGTCGGCTTCGACGCCCCAGACGGGTCCGTCCCATATCGCTGTGCGAGCGAATAGCGCCGCGCGCGTCATACCGTAACACCCAGCGTGTACCCACGCCGGTGGTAACTGCTGGCGTGCGACGGCTTGACTATCGTCGTGGACCGTCAGGCCATCGCGTCCCCACCGGAGAATGTCAAACGCGGGATGTTTGTCGCCTTTCGCGACGGACATCACGACGGGGTGCGTATCTGATGGTCCTCTATCAATACCCCTAAGCGATGCAATCACTTGCCGCACTGTCTTCGCTGTTCGTAGCGGGCGCGTCACGTCCACGTCCACGATGCGCGAAGCTTCGGCCCCTAATGCCTCCCACGATGCGACCGCCCAGCGATACACTTCCCACTTTGAGACAAGCGGGCCAGCTAGTACGTCCGGCCTAGTGATCCAAGTGGCGTCACCGAGGTCGAAGTCCACGCCGGGTATGTAGTCGGTAGACACCGCCACATTCTCGCACCCAGCCTCGAACGCTATGCGTATGGCTCGCTCTATCAGCCGCTCACCGCCCAACGTGAGCAGGTTCTTACCCGGCAACCCTTCTGAGCCAGCGCGGGCGCAAACTAAGCCAAGCGTCACGCCGTCCATGTTTTCGCCTTAATCTCCTCGTGCCGTCTGTCGAACTCCTGCGGGTCGCCGGTGTTTGGGTCGTATGAGTACACCCCAGACGGTGCGACGTGCGGCGCTGCGATCACACGTTCAGCAGGTTTCCCACACTTCGGGCACGGCCTCGACTCGTTACGCTTGTCCATGTCAGCGAATTGGTCGGAGTCGTGGCCCTCTGAGCACTGGTATTGATAGAGGACCATGCTACGCCACCCAATCAACGACGTTGATAGCCCGGTCGTCCACATAGATGTCGGCTGGGAGTTTAATCCCGACGCGGAGCTCGTGGTGGAGGACGCCCCACCTTGCAAGCTGTTCCGCCGTGCGTTCATGCCAATCCTCGCCTGACCCCGTGCCTCGGGCCGTGTCGATGATAATCGTATGTCCGATCTGGTATAGCTTATTCACCCGCCTTATGCGGCCCATAATAGGAACCGAGCCCGCGTAGTCCTTCCCGCGTGTGTCGCACAACGTACCATCCAGATCGAAGCAATAGATCATCGGGGCTCCCCTGCGATAGCCCATGCCTGGATAGCTGGGCCGCTTGTGCTTTCGTAGTGCTCAACCTCTAACGATATGTCCATGAAATGCCGAAGCAGAAGCGAACGCAGTTCGGGCTGGGTCGGCTCGTGGATGTGCCACGGGTTGACTGAGTTGGTTCCGTTGCCGATGGGACAAGATAGCACCAACACACCGCCCGCACTCAGCCGTCCGGCGATCTCAGCCACAAACCCATCTTGGTTATAGCGGTCCAAGTGTTCGAGCGTTTCAATGCTCACCACCACGTCAGGATCGGGGGCCTCGCTCGACCATCCCGCCTGCGCGATGTCAGTGACGAGGAAGTGAGTAAAACCAGCAACCACTCCGAAGTCACGGTCGAAGGCGTACACGTCATCACCGGGAAGCAACTCCGCGCCGTAGCCGGTCCCGCACGCTACGTCCCACCACACGCCACCAGTACGGCCCGCAAGCTCTACGGCCCTATCGTACCGGGCAACGTGGCGTGCAATCACGTCCGGGGGTTCGTCACCCATAAGGCGCTCATTCATATGTTACTGGCTCCACCCAACGCAGGGGACCGACGAAAGCATGGGGCGACTTCCAAGGGGCATCCAGACCCACGAAACGGGGCTTGCAAACACCGTCCTCGCGCAAAAATACGGCAGCGTCCCGGCTTCTATACAGCGCGCCCTCGCTCGCCCTCGCTCGGTGCAGTAATGAACCGCGGGCAATCCAGCGGCGGCGTGCAGGGAGGAGGCTCGCGTCCTTCATCCGTTCGATCCTGACACGGTACTCAATTGACAGCCGTGCGGCTTCCTTTTTCGCTTTCTTTTTCGCTTCATTCCTCTCCCACCAGCTAGGGCTCACCGGGTTGTAGCCCATGCGTATAGCCGCAGCGACCAGCGGCCCAAGGGTTCCGCGTCCGATCTCTAGGTCCACCCGGTCCAGCACATCGTCCTCAAAACACGGCACCACCTGTTCCGCCGCCAGTCGCGGATGGTGGGGCCGGGCGGTGTCGCCCCATTCGTTGAAGACCCTCATGCTGTCTCCGTGTGTTTCAGCTTGTCGCGCTGGACGCGCTCGGTATCGAGCAGGCCCGTGTCGCCTTTTGTGCCCCGTGCCCGATGAACCTCCTCGACGCCTCGGACCAGCTTGCGGATACCGTCAGGCTCTAGGCTCGCGGAGTGGTCCGTGCCGCGCCACGTCCGGTTGAGCGTGTAATGTCTTTCGATATGGCTTACGCCCTTGGAAGCTGCCACCATGTCAACGGCTATCCCGTGGTGGTGTCCACTGAATCCGAACCCGGCAACATCGCCACCGTACCGGGCTTTCAGTGTGTCGATTTCGTCCATCCTCACGTCCTCTGTACGCACCGGGTAGTCAGATGTGCAGTGGTAGAGCGTGGTGCGCCTCGCTGCGCCCATTCGCGTCAGGAGCTCCACTAGCGTGTCGGCCTCAGAGCGTAGCGTCATGCCGAGGCTGATATGCAAAGGCCCGCCCCAATCAGCCAGCCATTCGATCAGCGGCCAGTCGAGGTTATGTGCAGACGGGACTTTGATCCACGCGGGGTCTAGTCTGGCGACTTCTTCGGCTGCTGGGATATCCCACACGCTGCACGCATAGGTCACCCCGAACGCTTCCGCGCAATCCCTCAGATCGTCGTGCTGTGCGGCGTCGAACTCTAACGCCTCGCGGTGCGCTCCGTAGCTGTCGCCATAAGCGTAGTAGGGGTTAGGGTGCGGACGTTCGTAGTCGGACGGCTTGAGCGACACCGTGCGTTTTTGGAACTTGACCGCAACACCCGGACGGTCGCCGCCTAGCTGGAAATGCTCAGTACAATACAGGCCCGCGATCTCTATCATCCTGCGCGCGGTGTTGATATCGCCTCTGTGATTTCCTCCTACCTCTGCGACAACGAGCGGGGCGGTCACGCTTCCCCATTACTCACGACGCCGCGCATGACCTCTAGCGACTCGCCCGCAGCGGAGTCGATCCGGTCACGTTCGATATCAGCGTCAAAGTCCGACGGGTTGATCCCGCCTTCTTGGAGCTTGTTCCAGAGCGTATCAATCGACCACTGACCCCTAAGCACAAGCTGGCTGTACTGATCCACCTCCGCGCTGGATAACGTCTGGTCCTCAAACTCACGATTGATAGCGATGGAACCGCCGGTCTTCAGTCTCATGAAGTTGGCGTGGAACTGTTGGGCCGCTTCCACGCAATCTTGAAGCGAACGAGCGGCCGCGGCTAGTTGCGATTGCTCGACGTTCGAGTCCTGCCGGTTGGCTGTCGCTGTCTCCGCTGCTTTTCGCTCCTTTTGGAGCATCGTCAGCCCGCCGGTAGCCATATCCGCCTTGAACTCTTGCAACTGCTTTATGTTCGTCTCAAAGGCGTTGCCTTCTGGCTCTAGGTAATAAGCCTTCCCGCCTGGGTCTGGGATCTTAATGCCCGCGTTGGGGCCGAACACGATCTGCGAGTCCGCGTCCACGCCGCTGATTACTGGCGTCAGGACGTTGGAGATGTGCAGACAGTACCGATGATCTGCGAGCGTCTGGTAGTGCGCTATGTTCGTATGTGCAACGTCTACGAGCGGGGGGCGGGACTGTAAGAACCCGGTCCTGCGTGAGTAGAACACCGAGAACGGGATCTCAGTCTGGTTCGTCACTACAAGCGGCCCGCTGTCTAGCACCGGCTCCGCGCCCCTCTCGCGTGCTTCCCACACCTCTACGGTGACGATACCACCTTCGCGGCGGTAGACACGGTAACGGCTCACGGCTTTCTCACCGAACGCGCCATCTTCTACCGTCGTCGGCTCATAGAGCACCAGTTGGGATAGCGCGGTTTTTCCGTTCTCGTTGACGGTGCGCCACCCGATAATCTGCTCCTTGGAGACGGCTATCCAATAGGGGCGAACGCCCAGCACCGACTCCTCGGCGTCGGTGAGCGTGCGCCCGTCCGCCGATTGCACACTCGGCGCGTCCACTAAGATTCCAGCGTGGCCGGTTTCTAGGCCGTCTTCGAACAGCGAGCGCGTGAACACGTCCAGATGTGCCCCGGCGTAATCGACATTCTCAAGGTGCTGCAGGATCACCTCCGGCACATCTGCGCTTGGTGTCGGGTCTTTACGGAACACCATGCCAGCTAGTCCGGTCACCGTCCGTTCGACGGCGTTCACCGACAGCACGGCCATAGATAAGCGGCGGTTGTAATCGTCGCCCTCCTCGCTGGCGTGCTTAGGTAGGTAGCTCGTGGACTGGCTGCGAAGGTGCGACGTGCCTTTAGCAACGTCTCTGACGAGCTTGGCATCGTGTACCATGCCCGCAGCGGCACCGATGAGGTAGTCGGGCCTGTTGGGATCTGCTGTTTGCGTGCTCATGGCTTATACCCTAAATAAGAATGATGTCGGCTTCTTGTTTTCTAGCACGTTGAACTCCTGCCAAAGCAGATAGTCGAACGCATCCAGAATGTGGTCGAATCCGCTTTTCTTGTCGCGGACAGATGTGTCTTCTTTATACGTCAGGTTGGATGCCGCCGTGATGAGCGGCTTGGCGTCCGGGTGAATCCGCACCCGCCTACGTCCGTCGGCTTCATACATGGCGTTTGCGTTGTTCTCGCGGTCGCGCACCGCTGGCGCTGCCGAAGGTGCCCGCACTTGAAAACCGTATGACTGGATGATGCTGAAGTCGGTCTTGCCCGCTGCGCTGGTCTTCCGCGCCTTCCCACTGGGATCGGGGCACACAATGACGGTGCGCGTCGGGTAGCGGCGTTTCAGCTCCTCGCACATTTCGTCTGTGTTCGATGTCTGGAGCTCAATCGCGTCTAGGACGTGGCACTCATCAGCCGCCTTGACTGCGATTACCGCACTCATCGGGTTCACGTTGAAGTCCATGCCCACATAGATTTCCGCCCCTGTATCTAAAACGCCTTCGTCTATGTTGCCGTCTGGGTATGGCCTGTTGATGAACTTTTTGTAGACCCGGCCCTGACCACCGAGGAAGTAGCCGCCTTCCCATATGTGCTCATATGAATCAATATCGAAGCGGCGTAGGCGGTCGGCTTCTGTGTGCATGACGCTCGGACAGAACGGATTGTCCGTAAACGTGTTGTGGGTACGCACCGCGCCTTCTGGTTGATCGTTAAAGAACACATCAACAGGGTCAGTCGGCTGGTCCGGGTTCCACGAGAACCAGATTTCGGAGCCCGGTGTGCGGATCGTCGGCAATAATAGAGCTAATGACCGCTCGCTAATGCTGTGCGCTTCCTCGACCCATGCACGGCCAAAGCCCTCAAGCGACTTGATACTGTCGTTGGTGTGGTCTTGCATACCCTCGAAAATCATTAGGCCGTTGCCATCCCTTCGGCGTATCTCCGTCGCGAGGATCTCGAACAAGTGACTGACCCCGAGGGTGTGGATCTTGGACTCGATAAGACTTTTCGCGGAATATTTGAGCGCGCGTTGCACCTCACGGATACATACCACCCGCAAATCTGGATCGTAAACCATTTCCTCAACAGCGTACTCAGCGAAGAAGTGACTCTTGCCGCTCGCACGACCACCAGACGCGCCCTTGTAGCGTTTCGGCTCAAGTAGCGGGAGCGCCCATGCAGCCGTGTCAATTTCAAGGCTTCTTGACATGAATAATGCGGCGGGTGATTTCAGTTATGATCGGGGCACCGTCAACGCCTGAGTGCTCCACTTGTTGCTTCTCGCCGTACACCTTCGGGAGCACCTTCGACAGCATCCACTTACGGGTATCCACTTGGAGTCGCGACCGCTGCACGTCCCCGTCAGTGTCCGCTATATCCATGATCTCCTCGGCCCACCGTAGGGCTTGGGATTGCCGGGCTCGCGCGTATTGGTTGGAAAACCCTTCGCGGTCGCTGATCACCCAGAGGTGTACGGTCGTCCGATTAGGTAACCGCTCGTCCTCGCAGATAGCGCGCAATGACTCACCGCCGGAGAGGCGTAGACATATCTCGCTAGCTATTTCCTCGGTGTACACCGATGGGCGTCCAGTCTCGGCCACCTACTTATTCTGCCCGTCGTCGATCAACCCCAACTCCATCAGAACCATGAGTGCTGCGGGGCTCACGTCTAGGGGGATTTTCTTGCCTGTCTCCGTGTCCTTCGCGTGTCCCTGCTCGATGCTGGCGATGGGGATGGCCTTAAACGTCGGCGTATCGCACTCCCCCGACATAACCACGCTCCAAGCTTGGAGGAATGGGCCTAGCGCCTTTCCTTTCACGCTAACGCCTTCCTTGCCCTTCGTTCCGTGTTCTTCTACGAGCTTGAGGCGTTCAGCCTCCGACGGTGCCCATGCGTCATTAAACGCTGTGTACGAGCGGGTGGCCTCGATTGAGTCCAGTACGGGTAGTCGGTTGGTGGGTCCGCACAATTCCGTGAGCGCGTCCAGTGCCGATTTGATATCGCCGTTCGTCATCCAATCTCCTGTTGACTTCCGCGCCCCTTTTGGGTAGCGGTAAATTTAGCCGTTGGTGTGGGTGTGGTCAATCTGCTATCGTTACCCCTTCTCAGGTGTCATTACCCCCTTTAGTGCTTCCTCGGCGTCCAGCCTAGCCTCACACTGCTTGCACTCATAGGCGTTTTGTAGGACGTGCCCCGGTAGTCCGTCCTCGTCTGCCCAATCGTCTACCGGCCCACAGTCGATGCCGCAGACGCAGCACTCTACCCTCCCTGAATACCTCATTCGCTCGCCCGCCTTGCTGTAAGTAGGTCAATGATCGCCTTCGTCTTTTTCCTTCCGTCGTGCCGTGTGTCAGCCACCGGCATCCTAGCAACGCTTACGTTGACGCTCGGGGCTCCATCGTCAACCTTTGCGTTGACATTCAAAGCGGCCACGGCCCGTTTCTCGGCTTCGAGCGCCGACCGCTTCGTTGCTTCCCATTGGGGATCGCCGTCCTTCACGCTTGCCGCCTCGCTTGTCGGTGGTGGGCGTGATCGCAAACGTCTGACAAAACTGGCGAGGCTTGGCACGTCGAACTCCTCGGTGCGGCCTTTGCTCAACATCTCCACGAACGCCTCTGCGACGATCTCCCTGCGTCTTCCGAAGTCTAGACCCTTCACGCTTGGATCGGGCATCGCATTACGGACATCGGCGTACAGGAAGCGCATCCGCAGCGTTGCTTTGCTGGCGTGCTCGCTCCCGTGGTGCTTCATGCTGTTCAGTATACCCCTGACGGGTGGAAACTCTGAAAGCATTAAATCCAACCCGTCCGAGTTATCCACATCGACCGGCTGCTCGTTCTTTCTGTCTTGTTCTTTCTCTACTCTACTCTCCTCTATTGCCATTGGTATCGCATTGCGTTCGCTATGCGGTCGTATGCGGTTGCCATTTTCCCCTTTGTTCCAGCGGCTTTCTGCACCCTTTCGACCTGCACGACTGCGGACATCTGCCTTGTTTTCCTGTTCGGCTCTGATTTCCTCTAGTGCGTGGTTTATCCACATTCCTTCTGCGTCTCGGTCGAAGCACTTGGCAAGCACTGCGCGGACAGTTTCTGGCGCAGCCCTCCCGATGTCAGCCAGTTCGATATCATCGTCAGGGATTGAACCTTGCGACCATTCTTCAGTCATCAAAAGAATGTAAATGCCCACCTGCTCGGCAGTCATCCCCCTGACCTTCCGTGAGGCGTGGAAGCGGTCAACGTAGAACGGGAACCACGGCAGCCTAGCCACCTAACGCCTCCTCTAGCACCGCCCGAACGTATGCCGCGACGGAGAGGGAACGGCCTTGTTCCTTGCACCACCGCCGCGCTGCCGTCTGCACCCGCTTCCATAGTGGCGGTTCAATCCAAATATTCCGGCGAAAGTTGAGCCTAGTCATTGCTCTGGCCCTCCATCTCAGCCTTCGCCTCTATAACCCGAAGGATGCCGACAGCATCAAGGGCAGCGTGTACCAGTCGGGTTGCGGTGGCTGAATCAAAAATGAGTATGGAAACCTCCCCCACACTAAGCGAGGCGAAGTTATCTCCCTCCGTAGCGGACACGTCGCGCACTCTTATTTCTGTGGCGTCCTTGGTGTGTACCGTTGCGCTCATCATGGTCGGTTGCTCCGGTAGTACCGCTGAACGTCAGCGAGAATCCAAGCGACGAACACCCCTAGCGTGAACCCGATGAATATTGTGATCCAGAAGTCGTATGCGTCACAAACCATGTTTCCCCCTTGCGTGAGTTACTGAATAGATAATGCGTGTGCGATGGTGGCGCAACTACAGCGCCTCCAATGTGATTTCAATCCTGCGATTTTTGCGGTCAATCTCCTGGGTAGGCATCACCCATTCGAGGTAGGTAGGCGAGTCATCGACTAGGTATCCCCGCTTGACTAGCCAGTCCACAGGCCACTTCGCCCGCGACACAAGCCCATCGCCGTCCATCGTAGACCATGTGACTAGGTGTGCTTTGATGACGGCCCGCCCCGCGAATGGTTCGGGCTTCGGGTTCGGGTAGGTGTCGCACCGGAGCTCGTAATCCTGCCGCTTGCGGTTCTTCGTGCGCCAGTGCATCCGGCTGTTCGCCATGTTCGGCGGTAGCGGTAGCGTCAGTTTCATTTGCTCCCCTGGTTACGTCGGCCCGCGTTCCTGCAATCCGTCGAGCAGTAGTTTCGCTTCAAAAACTTTGACCGTGATTCGGTCTTGGTCCTGCGCCTCAACAATTTCCCGCAGAGACACTTTCGGCCATTCGGCCCACCATTTCGAATTTCAATACCGGCGTCGATCAGCACTTGCCTTGTTTTTTGGTAGCCGCGCCGCATCGTGATACGGATTGTGTCAAGCCCCGCGCCCTCTGCATACATGGCGCAAATGTGTTCGCGTTCTTCGCTGGTGATAGGATTAGGGGCAGCGCCGAGGTTGCCGACGTAAGCCCATTTAGTACGGTGTGCTGCGGAGCAATAGCCCTTCTGACGCTTGCGAAGCATGGCACCGCACGGGCATTTCCGGCCTTTTGTCTTATGCGCTGGAAGGGGCATTTGCGACACATTCAGCGCAACTTGGTTGTATAGCCGGTGCCAGCGGGCAACGTCGTCGGGATCGAACGGGAGCGTTTTGTAGAGCTTGCGCCCCTTCGGGCCAAAAGAGTCAAACACTTTTGTCGCCCCGTAGCGCGGCGACAGCGAGCTCAAGCACGCATCAGCCGTTAGGTGGTCGGGATCGTCGTGAGCGAGGTTGTGCATCGCGCTGTATAGGAGGTCAGCCGCCCTAACCACACATTCTGCTTCAGTCATACCACCGATCATGTTCTTCTACAGCTTCCCCGATGGCAAGTAAGGCAACTAGCGCGGCCACTACGCCCAATAATACGATGACGGCCAGAAGCACCTTCATGCCACACCTCGCCGGATAGCTGGCCGCTGCTTCATTAGCTGGGTAGCTATGTGGTCATCTAGGAACCCGGTGATCACACGCCCGCCCGGTGTGAACCAAGCCCCCTGCCAGTAGCGCGGGTTGCTTCCCTTCGGCAAGTGCAGCGGCCTCGGGATCGGTGTTGATGTAGTTACTAGCGCATCCTCTAGCATCTTAATGTGCGTTTCTGCATCCGTGATCGCCTGTTCGTAGCACTCACGTTGTAGGTCATCCATAATTGTCACACCCTTGCGTTATGAGAATGTCGGCGGGCGGCCCCTTCGCGAGCCCAATCCCCTCCTCCTAAGAAGTGGAATTGTCTGCCGCCCGCCAACTTGTTTATTTGCTCCACACTCGCACTGGGCGCGCGTGGCACTCTGGCCTTGCGCTTTGCTGCCATGAGTCGGTTGGCTTGCAAATGCCCATTGCGCGAGCTCTCGTCATAGCCGCGCCCATTGCTCTTGGTTCCGGTGGCTTCCCAACCCTAGCCCATACGTCATCGGTCGTGAACAACCCCGAGGGTATAGATCCAATCGCTTCAATCGCGCCGTTGATCCACAACGGAACGGATTGTGCCACTTGTTCGATGGCCCTGTCGCGTGCTTCGCGGCCCGCATCCAAGTCGAACAGCCCGCCTTGCTTCGGGTCGGTCGAATCGGGCTGTTGCTCGCCTGGGTCTGAGTAGGTCATGGGTTCGCCGCCTCCCCCCAATCTTGCCACGCTGATTCCACCTCGACAGCTCTGGCTATTGGGTCGAAGTCGTATTTAGCGGCGAACGTCTTTTTGCCGCCGTCGTATTCGTCGTGATGCGTCCAGCAAAGCGGGATGATGGTGTCGGCGTCGGCCTTCCTGCTAGCGCCACCGCTTCGGGTGTGTGCGTTCTCTATCGAGTGCCGCTGACCGGGCCTAGCTTCTTTCGTGTCCCAGCCGCAGACGGCGCACCCCAGCGCCTTCACAAAGGCTACGCGCTCCCTAGATCCGTAACACCGCTTGAATGCTGCTGCCTTGCGGGACCGTTGCAGCGTGCGCGTCGATGGACCCTTGGCAATGAAGGCCATCAGAAAGGAAGGTCGTTGCCGTTGTCATAACCGACAGACGAATCCGGTGTAGCGGCTTCTTTCGGCTCACGGTCTTTCACCCTGACGTAACCGGGAATAATCGTCGGGCTTTCGGCTCCCGGTGGCATCTTGGAACAAGCCAAAATGTTGCAATACGTTCGGTCATTCTTGGTCACTTGTCCGAGCGTCACCCATGCGTCCACGCCCACCAGCACCGCGACGTTGAAGCCTTCGAGCTCGCTGTCCGTGAACATCTTGCCGCGCCACGCCTCTAGGAACGGTCTCAGTGCGCCGTTCTCGTGTAGGGTCAAGGTCATGTACTGATCTACCCACAGCGGGGCGTCGTGGCCTTCCTTGTCCGTATACGTCTGCCCGCCGTAGAACCGCAGACAGATACGGTGCTTTTTGCTGGTGACGCCCTGCCATGTCATGTCTTGCAACCCGTAGTCGATAAGGTCAATGCATTTCATAGCATACGCACCTGCTGGATGTGGCGGGATGCTCGACACGCCGCCGCCCACCTTCGCAATCACTTCTTCCATCTTTCCCCCTTGTTTGGGTGCTTCGTCTTCGGGCCACATCGGCGGTGGTCCCGTCATCGGTACTGCTGTCGCTGAGGTGTTCATCTCTCGCCTCTTTGTTGCAATTTGAAATCGTCCCATGCGTGTTCTTCTGGCTCGCCAACGTCATCAAACCAATCGTGTACCTGAAGGATCTTCGGAAACGCTTTGACCTCTAGCGCCACCATGTCAGCGAATAGCAGGGTGCCGCGCTTGTCCATCCATCCAAGTTCCTCAAGCCTACGTTGCATTGTCTTGAGGAGGTCGGAGCCCTCATCTTCAACGGAGAACACCGGCACATCTTCGGACGCTGTATGTGCCTCGGCTGCGTGCCGGAAGCGGTGGGCCAATGTGTCCTTCATGCGGGAACCCACTTGGTAGCGCGCCCGTGTTCCTTGGCCTCCTTGGTGGCTTCAGCGATATCGTCGGCGTAGGCAGTACGTTCGTCAGGGGTCAGGACGTAGAGGTTCGGGTTGATCCCATTGTTGGTAATGGACACGCTTGTGCGCCCCCGTCCTTTGCATACCCCACGGCACAGATAGGGACTGGCTAACGTGAAGGAATTGCACGGACCCATAGACCCCCAGCGTCGGCAATTGTCGCAACGTGCTTCGATGGTCACGTCGATTTCGCGCCACTTCCGTATCCGGTCGCGCCACTCTTTGCGCGATTCGTCAGGCTGTTGTGCGGTCTTCATGCTGCACCGGCCCGTAGACATTTCTTGCAGGTCACCTTTTTGTCTGGCGACAGGAACGTGTCACCCGCTTGCGGAATTAGGGCGCAAAGCGTCTCGCGTCCCTGTATCGCATGAACCTTCGTGCCATACATCGTCTGGAACGTGGGCGGGTAGTAGTGGGTCGTGGTCCTCATGTTTACCCCCTTGCGTGGTTGGTATGGATCAATCTGGGGCAACGCGGCTAGTGGCGCAAGTCCCTATCAGACGGGCATGGCAGATACACGAAACCCGGTGGCGCTTTCAACGCACACCGGGCTTCGCTGGTCACTGACGGGTTAGCTATGGAAGGCGGGCGAGCGCGTCAGGACCGGCCCGAAGGCTGCAAGGGGCTCGCTTGCTTTAAGATAGGGCGGCGAGGCTTAGGGTCAACCAGTGTACCGCTTGCCACGGAAGTACCCTACGCCGTCATGGATGCGGATTTCTTCAACGCCGAACTGCTTACGGTCCGCGCTCCACGTCACCACGTTGAACCCCTGCTGCCAATCGGCATGGGCTACATAGTCTTCGCGGATCGTGCCGAGTAAGCCCATTTCCCACCACGCTTGCGTCCCGTTGTAATCCCTGTGCTCGTAGACGCCGCGCCTGTGGGTGTGGCCGCTCATGCCGCCTTTGTTGTACTTGGAATATTCAGCTTTTGCGCTGGCCCCACTGTGAGCTCGCACGATGTCGCCGTGTTTGAGAATGAGCCGGTCAAATAGCAGGTAATGATTAGAGCCGCCGCCGCCCGTGTAACTGACCGTCTCCCAATCGTCGCCAAGTCCGAGCAATGCTTCCCATTTCAAGACCTCGTGGACACTCGGCAGTGTCAGGATCTCGCCAGCTAACCGGCCTTCGCATAGTGCCCAGATCGACTTCCGCAGTCGCGCTTCATGGTTGCCCAGCAGATAGACGCGCTTCGCGTTAGGCGTCAGGCTTTTAATTATGGCGAAGTGCTTTGCGCCCATTTCGATTTCCTCGGCCAGCCCGATTCGATTCATCGGATCTTTCGGCCACCGTCCTAGCTGCTCGCAGTCAAGCACGTCACCGTGGGCGCACACGAAGCCGGGGTTTAGCAGGTCAATGATCTGGTAGAGGATCGAAATGCAGCGATCACACTGATGAGGGAAATGTTCGTCGCCCCAATGCACGGAAACGAAATCGCCTTCGGATGGCTTGACCTTCCTTGGGCGGCTGACCTTCACAATCAGCGGGCTCGGTAGCCCTGACTCTGCCCACTTCTTCCGTACCTTGATCGCGACGTAGAAGCACGGAACCACGACAGCCTCATCGTCAATCTTCATTGGCACGTCCCACTTCTTCATCTGCCCGCTATCGGGCACGATTTCCCACACCTTCGGATCTAGGCCAGACTTTGCGAACAGCGTCTCGGGGTCTCGAATTGACTTGGAAGCTGCCACCCGCACATAACCGTCCCCGACTTCTATCTTTTCGTCGGGCTCAGTCGGGATGCTTTCCGCGCCTAGCCCTAGTTGGGATCGCCGCTTGATAATGGAGCTCGGGCCGCGCTTGCCTGGGAATCGCGCCTGAAACGCTTTGACGATAGATGGGTTGCTTGAGCCCGCCGCCACCATGTCCGCAATCAGCGCGTCTTCTTCTCGGGTCCACAGTGCGCCGCCTGCCAAATCAGATACCCCCTCTAAAGTATTTCGCTACAAAACTCATGTCTCGGAGTCCCGTTTCGGTATGCCGCAGTAGCAGCACGGATCATGGTGCCCGCCGTTGTGAGTCAGGCACTTATCGCACCACCATTCGACCTCCTTCTTCGGACATACCGCGATGAGCCAACCCCACTCGTCTGCGTCCTCGCGGGCGTGCCGCAATCGGAAGTCGGGTTTCTCGCCCACTGTGTCACGACGCGGCGGGTTCGCGCCAAGTGTGCGCGGGGGGCTTGTCGGCTTTATCACGCCACTCGTCGGGCATACTGTCCGCGGCCTCTGCGTCCCAGCGGCAGAAGTAGCACCACCTATCGTTTTGGGAGTTGCGCTCTACGCAGCGCGGGCAGTGCCATTCGCGGCGCATCACCGTACAACCATCCACGTCAGGAGTGCAACCGCGCTGAACTCTCCCACGCTCCTCAGTAGGGCCGTTCGCGGATACTTCACTTGCAATCCGTCACGCACCGCCCGTGCCGTGAATCCTGGCCGAACGTCGTAATCCATAGCCTTGAGGTCGCCAACATTAGTCAGGCCGGTCACCGTCAGCCGGTCCCGTTGCGTGAACCAGCCGGGGCTATGCGTGACGGACCGAAGGAGCAGCAGGGTATCAACCCGTATTATGGTATCTGTTCGCAAAGCCACCACAGGACGACAGAAGGCCGTCACGTCGCTGTGGGCACCTTGGGGAGCGGTTGCGACCTGAGAGGGGCCTACCGCGACGTGACGCACCCTATCGACGAATGTACGCACCGTGTCGGGCTCCCTGCGCTCTATCCTAGCTGCTGGCACAATCACCTCGGGGTACAATATCGCCTCTTGCCCACCGAATAGCACATAGCCACCGAGCACGCCAGCCACCACCAGCGCGGGGTAGCCGAGCGCCTTCATTTACTCTTACCCCACCACATAACGATGTCAGGCAGCGACGGGTCACAATCAGCGTGCGCGTGGAGATCATATATTCCAATACGCCGGAACCCTGCCTCAATCAAGCCGCGCACGATATGGAAGCGATTACGGGATGTCTTCGTTCTGATATCCACAGCGTATCCACGTCCGTGTGACTTGTCGTCACCTTCGCGGTGTGAGCTCGTGAGCACGAACGGCACGCCTGCAATATCCCGCGCATCATCTAGTCTGGTGAGTAGCTCGCGCTTCATCTTGCTGAAGTCGCTGAACTCGTCCTCGTTAAAGTTCCTCATTCCTGTTCCTCATTGTGTCGTGCGCGAACTTCCCAACCCCTGACGATACAGCCGTGGCCGTGAACACGCCTCCGTCTTGCAGTAGCCATGCAAGTACACTAGCGAGCACCACTAGGAACACCGCGAACATCATTGCCCGTGTGCCCTCTCTCAATGCGAACAGCCCGCGACCGCTGCGCCCGTCGCGGCTTCCCCGGTAAGCGTGAGCCCGATTAAGCACTTCAATTCGTCGAGGTGCTTATCGTGGTCCTTGCCTTCCAGAACAATCGTCTGAATTGTGTCGTGGTGCCCTCGTAGCTCTGCTGCGTTCATCTCTACAGTCTCGGGTAGGTCCGTGTAGGCACCTGCCGCCGTGAGCCCGCCGCCCAGCAGGGCCAACGCACCGACGACCGCCGCAGCAGCCTTAACCGCCGTTGATAGGCCCTTCGCCCACTCTACCATCCGGTGCACCCCTTCGTTCGTTTAAAGTTAGACCGCCGCCGCCGCTGCTGCTGCTTCTTCTGCTGCTGCTGCTGCCGCTGCTTCTGCTGCTGCTTCTTCTGCTGCTTTCGCTGCTGCGGCGGCTGCTGCCCGAGCTTCTCTGGCAAGCATCAGCGTTGGCAGAAACTCAATAACGTCCCCCGTCCTGAACTCATAGGCGGGGAGATCCGCTGGGCGTCCTGTCGTGGCATCTCGGAGGTCTGTCATGTCATCCACGCTCATCGTCAGCGACCCACCATTCCCGAGAGATGAGGGGATGAAGTCCTTCCCGTCCATCGTGCCGTAGTGAAATGCCACTACCAGCATCCCGGCAGAATGTTCTCGTTTCTCATCGTAAACCTCGCCGTGCGTGTATCCGTCAACGGGGGCGTCTAGCTCGAAAATCCTCATCGGTCCTGTCCTTGGAAATTGGGTT